CGCCATGGCCATCCTCGTCCCGCACAGCCTGCGCGAGGCATTCGCCCGCGGATTCGTCGGCGTCATGAGCGCCTGTTTCGGCGCGCTCCCGACCATCCACCGCGCCGGGCTCGCGGACACCACCGAGAACATCGTCCTGGCCGCCTACGGAATCGGCTTCGCCGCCTGGTTCGTGCTCGGTGCCGTGCTCCGTACTCTCGACGCTTGGCGCCTGGCCGGCGCCATCAAGGCCATCACAGACGTCCGCGGCGTCGTGCGCAACGTGCCGCCGAAAGAAGAGGAAGACCGATGATCAAAGGCATGCTGCTGGCGGCCCTGTACAAGATCGCCCGCCAATACTTCGACCGCGACCTGTTCGACCGCGTCGAGAAGCTGGTGCTCGACCTGCTCGTTAAAGACCTCCCCGGCGAAGAGAAACGCCGGCGGGTGCGCGCGGCTGCCCTTGCCGAATTCCGCGACCTGGCCTCGATCACCGGTGGCGTCGTGCAGAGCGAAGCCGGGGCCGTCTCGCCCCTGCTCGGGATCGCCATCGACACCATCACCCAGATCGTGCTGATGAGGGCCAAACAATGAGCGAGCACCCAGCCGCAGCCAGCGCGATCTTCCACGCGCGCGTCCGGGCCGACCTGTTCGGCGGGAGCCTGAGCCAACCCCAGGTAGACGGCCTCGGGCGCATCAGCGGCCTATGCGCCAGGGCCGCGCTGTCGCTCGAGCAGACCGCCTACGTCCTCGCCACCGTCTACCACGAGACCGGGCAGCGCATGCAGCCCGTGCGCGAGACCTTCGCCGACAGCGACGAGCAGGCCGTCGCCCGGCTCGAGCACGCCTGGGCCAAGGGCCAGCTCACCTGGGTCAAGTGGCCCTACTGGCGTCCCGATCCCCAAGGCAGGTCCTGGTTTGGCCGCGGCGACGTGCAGATCACCCACGAGCGCAACTACGCCGCTCAACAGGACAAGCTGCGCCATCATCCGCTGCGCGGCCCAAGCGTCCCCTATGCGGTGCACGACGACCCGTCCCTGGCCCTCGATCCGCAGACATCGGCCCTGATCGCTGTCCTCGGCATGCGCGACGGCGACTTCACCGGAAAGCGGCTGTCCGCCTACATCAACGACCACAAGACGGACTACCTGCACGCCCGCCGCGTCGTCAACAGCATGGACCGCGCAGTTGACATCGCCGGCCACGCCAAGCACTTCGAGCAAGCCCTGCGGTCTGCCGGCGGATGAAAAAGCTCGAGCTCCTGCGCCGCCACCTGCTCGCCTCCGTCCCCGGACTGGCGGACAACCCCGAGCGCCTGCTCACCTTCGTCGAGCAGGGCAGCATCGAGTTCCATCGCGCCGCCACCCAGCCGGTGAAGGCCCCTTCGGCCTACAGCCACGGCTACGACTACGAGGCGCACCTGGTCATCACCGACTATAGCGGCGAGGTCGACGCCGTCGTCGTCCCCCTGCTGCAATGGCTCGCCCACTACGAGCCAGGCGCCAGGCCCGGGCAGGCCCTGCGCATCGAGGCCGAGATCCTCGACAGCCAGACCTGGGATCTGTCCCTGACCGTCCCGCTCAGCGAGCGCGTCCTCGCTACCCTCGATTGCGACAGCGGACGCATCGATGTCGAGCACCGCCTACCCGAATACCCCGTCGAGCCCTGTGCCGCCGCCCATTGGCAGCTCTACATCCGCGGGCCGGACCTGCCCGAGCCGGAGCTGATCGCCGAGTGGGACACCCCGGAGTGGATCAATGTCTGACCTCGAGCGTCTGGAGACCCTCGGCGCCGGCATGCTCGCCCAGCTCACCCCGGGCAAGCGTGCCGCGCTCGCCGGGCGCATCGCCCGCGACCTGCGCCGCTCCCAGATCCGGCGCATCCGCGCCCAGAGCAACCCGGACGGCACACCCTACGCCCCGCGCCGTCCGCAAGCAGCCCGCTCGCGGCACCGCCACATCAAGCGCGGCGCCATGTTCCGCAAGCTCGCCACCCATGGCTACATCCGCGCCCGCGGCACCCCGGACGAGGCCAGTGTCGCCTTCGTGCGCCGCGTCGCCCGCATCGCCCTGGTCCACCAGGAGGGATTGACCGATCGCGTCCGCCCCGGCGGACCGCTCGCCGACTATCCGGCCCGGCGCCTGCTCGGATTCGGCGCTGCGGATATCGCCCTCGTCGAGGACGCCATCCTCGGGCACCTGGCCCATGGGCTGCACGCCTGATGGCCACCGAGCGCATGGACCTCTTTCCCGCCGAGCAGGCTCGCCGCGGCAACAACGGCCTGCTCATCGGCACCATCGCCGAGGTAGACACGGACAAGGCCCGGGTCCGCGTCCAGACCGGGGAGAGCCTCACCGGATGGCTGCCCTGGCTCACCGCCCGTGCCGGCGGGGAGCGCACCTGGAGCGCCCCGGACGTTGGCGAACAGGTCCTGCTCGGCACCCCGGACGGCGACCTGGCGCGGGCCGTCGTGCTCGGCGCCCTCTTCCAGAGCGCCCATCCGGCCCCGGCGAACAGCGCCGATATCCACCGCTTCGTCTTCGCCGACGGTGCGTACATCGAGTACGACACCGCGACGCACCGGCTCAAAGCAAGGATTCCCGGGCACGCGCAAGTCACAGCAGTCGATGCCGTGACCATCATCGGCAACCCGATCCACCTGAACCCATAGAGGATACGATGCCGGCGATCGCCAGAATCGCAGACCAGGGGAGCCACGGCGGAGTGATCGTGAGCGCCTCACCGGACGTCTTCGCCGACGGGCGCGGCGTCGCCCGCATCGGCGACCAGTACGCCTGCCCGCTCCACGGCACCAACCCGATCGTCACCGGCTCGCCGGACGTCTTCGCCAACGGGCGCGCCGTGGCGCGGGTCGGCGACGCGACCGCCTGCGGCGCCACGATCGTCACCGGCAGCCCCACGGTGCTCTGCAACTGATGGCCGGCACCACCGGAATGAGCCGCACCACGGGCGCCGAGCTCACAGGCCTGGCGCATATCGCCCAATCGGTGGCGGACATCCTCACCACCCCGATCGGCACGCGGATCATGCGCCGCGACTACGGCTCGCTCATCCCAGACCTGATCGACCAGCCCATGACGGCGGCCACCCTGCTGCGCGTCTACTCCGCCGCCGTCCTGGCCCTGGCCAAGTGGGAGCCGCGGGTGCGCGTCGAGAGCCTGACGGCGGACCCGGACGAGAACGACGTCGCCGCAATGCGGTCCGGGCGCCTGACCCTGCGCATGGCCCTGGTCGTGCTCGCCAGCGGCGAGCGCTCAAACGTAGCGGTAACCCTCTGATGGCTGGTGGCGTTATCGACTTCTCCAGGCTCCCCGCCCCCGAGGCGGTCGATGCCCTCGACTACGAGGCCACGCTCAACGCAGCCCTGGACAAGCTCCTGGACCTGCTGCCGGACTGGGACGTCGGCGACCTGGAGAGCGACCCGGCCAAGAAGGTCCTTGAGGTGTACGCCTACCTCGACATGCTCCTGCGCGCACGGATCAACGACGCAATCCGCGCCCTGCTGCTCGCCTACGCCCTCGGCGCCGACCTCGACCAGCTCGCCGCCAACGTCGAGGTGACGCGCCTGTCCGGGGAGAGCGACACGCGCCTGCGCGCTCGCACCCAGCAGGCGTTCTGGTCCATCGCCGCCGCTGGCCCGGCCAGCGCCTACCGCTGGCACGCTATGAGCGTTTCCGCCGAGATCGCGGATGTGAGCGTCAGCAGCCCCGCCTCCGGGCAGGTCACCGTGGCCGTGCTCGCCCCCCAGGCCAAGCCGGACGACGCCAGCGCCGACGAGCTCGAATACGGCCTGGCCGCCTTCTCAGCCCATGACACGATCCTCGCCCGCACCGACCATGCGACCCTGGATGCGGTGCGCACCGCCCTGGACGCGGACGCGGTGCGCCCCCTGACCGACACCCTCAGCGTCACGCCGCCGACGGTCGTCCCCATCGCCGTCGACGCCACGCTCGCCCTCTACCCGGGCCCGGACGAGGCCCTGGTGCTCGCCGAGGCCCAGTCCGCGCTCGACACCTACCTGGAGAGCGTCAAGCGCATCGGCTACGACGTCACCCGCGCCGGAATCCTAGACGCCCTGGTCGTCTCCGGCGTGCGCAACGTCACCCTTGCCGAGCCGGCAGCGGACGTGATCTGCACGGCCACCGAGCTGGCACTGGTCACCTCGTCGGTGATCAATACCGAAGAGGCGCGCGATGTCTGAGGCCACCTTCACCCGGCTCCTGCCCCCGAATCAGACCGACGTGGAGGGCGCCCTGGTCCAGTCCGGGGCGACCCCCGCGGACACGGACGCCGGCATCGCCGCTATCCGCACCCTGTACGACCCAGCCACGATGCGAGCCGCCTGGCTGCCCTGGCTGGCCTGGGCCCGGGACGTTCCCCTGTGGCCGCGTTGGCTCACCGAGGAGGTTCGCCGCGCCCTGGTGCGCGACAGCCGCAACCTGCACCGGCGCGCCGGCACCCAGGGCGGACTCGCCGCGCTCGCCCGCTATGCCGGCGGCACCCTGCTGCGCGCCGACACCCCGCGCACCCGCACCTACTGCGGGCCGAGCCTCACCATTGCCGAGCGCGAGGCGTTTCTCGCCCGCTACCCGCAGTTGCGCATCTACCCGTACCGCACCGCCGGGCAGCGCCAGGGCGCCATGTTCTACAAGCTCTTCCTCAGCGGGCGCGCCAAGGACAGCCCTCTGGCCACGGACGCACCCGTGCGCCTGGGCGCCCAGACCTACCTGTGGGACGCCGGCAGCGAGCAGCCCCTGACCAGCGTCACCGAGGAGGTCGAGACCGTCACCAACACCGCCGAGCAGGTACGCCGCGTCGCCGTGCCGGGGACGGCAGGGCAGGGCACCTTCGCCGGGAGCGTACCGCACTACCTAACCGCCTCCGACGCCGCCAAGCGGCTCTACAGCCTGCGCGAGCAGATTGCATACAGCGTGCAGGAGCGCACCCTGCATGCCGCGCCCATCAGCCCCGGGCTCGATCCCATCTCGCTGCGCTGGGACTGGGGCGCAGACACCGGCCAGCGCCGCGGCATCCTGCTCGGCGCAGATTACTGCGGGTCCGCCTGCGTGGGATCCACCGCCGCCACGCGCCTCTACCGCCGCTGCTACCTGTTCGACCCGGAGCGCACCCTCAGCGCCCGCGGCGCGGTGCTGTTCGTCGGCGCCCAGCGTCTGCGCTTTCCTCCCTTCCGCGCCGATCTCACCGTACGGCTGCAGGGCAAGCGCTGCCGGCGCCAGACCGGGCGCTGGGTAACCGGCTGCCTGGCGTCCGCGCCACGCGAGCGCTATCGCGCCATGGTCGGCGCACTGGCCTGGAGCTGCGCCGCCCGCGACCGGGTCTACCTCAACACCAAAACCTACGCCCCGGCCACCGCCGGCAACATCCACAAGGCCGGCGGCCTGGTTGCCGGAGCGTACGTATCCGACTAGGAGCAAACGATGGAAAAACAGGTGATCTTCCGCGACCGCCAAGAGTTCCAGGCCGCCGACCCGAACAACCTGCAGGACTACGTCAAGCAGTCCCTGCAGGACCTCACCGCGGACGCGGTGAGCGACGGCCAAAACTATGCCGGCTTCGCCGTCTCCCAATCCTCCGCGACCGAGATCAGCGTAGCCGCCGGGCGCCTCTACGACGCCGGAGCCCAGTACGTCAGCGATGACGCCGTCACCAAGGATCTCTTTTCCTACCTGCCGCTGGCACAACAGCGCATCGTCGCCGTGGTCGTGTGGGGCAGCGAGATCGAGACCGACGTCGAGCCGCGGGACTTCCTGATCGACCTCACCAATGGCACCACCGAGCCCCAGGCCGTGGCCATGACCCGCCTCGAGCAGGCCGTGGTCGACCTGGTGAGCGGGGCGGAAAGCGTTGACCCCCAGGCCCCGTCCGCCGGAACCGCCTTGGCCGTGGCCTACGTGACGCTGGACACCTCCGGGATCACGGCCATCGAAATGGTCGCCGCGAACGAGCTTCCCCAGACGCGCGACATCGACCGGCGCCTGGGCACTGTCGAGACCTGGCGGGACGGCGCCGAGCCGCGCATCACCTCCATCGCCACCGACCTGGCGGCACTCTCCACCAAGACAGACGGTTTGGCCGGGCATGCCACGCTCGTCAACCTGGCATCGGATATCGCCGACCTGCGCGAGCGCCTCGACATCCCGGACAGTTATAGCGGATGGGGGGCCGACCGCTTTGTCGACGACAGCGAGAGCGACGACACCCAGGCCGGCTACTCCTGCGTGGTCGAGAATGGGCTGCGCTTCGGCAACGCCGGCGAGAGCACCGCACCTGTGGCCCTGCTCAACCCCGCGGACCCGAACACCTACCGCGGCGCCGACGACCAGGTGCTGCCGGACTTCGAGCCCGAGCGGCGACTGCGCACCAGCGGCTATGCCGGCGCGATCGCCATCAACGCCTACCCATCCTATGCCTGGAGCTGGTATCCCTACGCCAGGGTGCCCTGGAGATACCATTATGGCTGGTGCTGGAACTGGTACCGTCCCTGGTGGAACAGCTGGTACTGGCGCCACTATGGGTACAGCTACTGGTACCGGCTGCGCTCCCGCTATTGGTATCAGCGCCGTGACAGCGTCTACCTGGCCGGGAGCACGCCGGAGAACGGCACCGGCTCCATGGTGGCGCAAACATTCCTGGTCTCAAACGCCATGTGGCTGTCGCGTGTCGGCATCTACCTGACCGCCGTCGCCAGCGGCAGCAACATCCAACTGCTGATCGCCGAGACCGCATCCGGCGTGCCAGACCTGTCCAAGGCCGTGGCCCGCGTTACCGTGGCCTCCGGCGATCTGCTGCCCTATCCGCTCGAGACCACCATCGACATCGGTCCTGCCTACCTGGAGGCCGGCAAGCGCTATGCCCTGGTGCTGATCAGCCAGGGCGCCCACCAGCTGGCCGTGGTCAGCGGCTCCAACTACACCCAGGGGACCATCTTCTACGGCACCGATGGGGACTATCTGCATGGCGACTTGAGCAAGGACCTCATGTTCGCCCTCTACGGGGCCAAATTCAGCTACCCGCGGGTGGAGGTCCCCCTGCAGCCCGCGAGCCTCGCCGGCGGCCTGACAGACATCGACATCGAGGCCGAGCAGGTCGTCCCGGAGGGCACCGAGCTCTCCTACGAGATCCAGGTGGACGGCAAATGGCGCCCGCTCGCCGAGGACGTGGACCTGCTCTCCGGCGGCTCCCACGACCTGGTGCCCCTGCGCGCCGTATTCGTCGGCACCTCGGACCTGGCCGCTGCGGTGGTGCTCAACACCAGCGGGCTCAAGGCCAGCCGCCCGGCGGAGAGCTTCGTGCATTGGAGCGCGGAGAGGACCCTGCCGTCCTGGTCCGAGGACATCGAGGTGCGCCTGCTGGTCGCCGACTGGGACGCCGTCAATCACAGCATCGACGTCACCCTCGAGGACGGCACCACGTACAGCGCGACCGGCGCCCCGGTCGAGAGCGACGAGAACGGGGCCCGCCGCTTCGTCTTCTCCTTCGCACCGAATCCTGGCACCGGCATCAGCAGTTACCGCATCAAGATCGCGGGCACCCGCGCCGCCGGCAGCCTGCCCTTCACGGTCACCGAGCGCGTGGACATCGCGATCTAACGATGGCCAGCCGGTACCCGAAATACCGCATGCGGGACGGGAGCACCTTCCTGGGGGCGAGCTATTTCAACGGCATTTTCAGGGATGTGGACCTGCGCCTAGTCGACCTAGAGGGCGTTAAGGCGGAATGGGACGCGGCCGTCGATGAGCTGCGCAAATACGGCCTCGAGCGGCTCGACGCGGCGCTCCATCCGGTGGTCGATCAGCTCAGTGCCGATGCCGCCTCCGTGCAGGCGGCGATCGACGCCCTTCCGGACGTGGCCCTGCAGAGCGACCTGGCCGACCTGGAGGTCCGCCTCGGAGATGCGGACGCGCTCACGCTCAGCTACAGCGGCGGGCGCCTGTCCGGCATGAGCGAGACGCTCGGCGCGGACATCCGCACCACCACTCTGGCCTACAACCCGGACGACACCCTGGCCAGCGTGCGGGTCGACTTCCGCGGTATCA